AAATCCTCGGAATCCGTCAATCGTGCGTTCCATAGCCGGGATACTCGGTTCGGCGGCCGTTACGATGAAATAAAAATTTTTGTTTGTGATTTCTGTGTAACGGGCGCAACAACGGTCGATGAGGGTTTTCATCTGTGCACTCATCGTATAGAAATAGACGGGCGTTGCCATGACTATGACATCGGCGGCAATCATTTTTCGATCACTTCGGCGGCATCGTCTTTTTGTGGACAAGGCTTGCCGTACATGCTACATATACCGCAACCTGTGCAGTAGTTTATGTGTTTGTCTTTTAGAAATATTTTTTCGACCGTGTGCCCGGCATCTTTACAGCCTTGTAGGAAAGCATCGCATAGGCGGTCGGAGTTGCCGCCTCGCCGCGGGCTTGAAGAAAGTATCAATACATTTTTGTTCATGTTTCTTTACCATTAGATTCGTGAGACAAAATTAGAAGGGAAATCGTAAGGGCTTTGTATATAGATTACAGATAGATATACCATTTTTACGGATTCGGAAGTTGAGGTATGAGACCTATTTGGAAAAGTATTAACTTTGTTTTCGTAAAACAGAGAATGACTGCGTTTCGTATGATTAAATATTTTTGAGAGTGTATTCTTTTTTTTGTGGAATTTTGAAAGACAAACGATTATGGACGAGATTTTGAAACTTGACAATATATTCCAATATAACGATATGATGGGACAGGAAACCTTGCACCCGTTAGTCAGCGTTGTCGATTTTTCGAAATGCAAGCCTATGCTGCATTCTCTTCAACGGTTTGGTTTTTATGCCGTTTTTTTGAAAGATGTGAAATGCGGGGATATTCGTTATGGTCGGAATTATTATGATTATCAAGAAGGAACGCTTGTTTTTCTGGCTCCGGGACAAGTCGTAGGGATTGTCAATAATGGAGAATATTTCCAGCCTAAGGGCTGGGCTCTTTTGTTCCACCCTGATTTGATACGGGGTACTTCGCTTGTACGCGAGATGAAGAACTATACTTTCTTTTCTTATGAATCGAATGAGGCGCTTCATTTGTCGGAACAGGAACGAAAAGTAATTCTCGATTGTTTTCATAATATAGAGTCGGAATTGCAACATGCTATCGATAAGCATAGCAAGACATTGATTGTAAATAATATAGAATTGTTCTTGAATTATTGCGTTCGGTTTTATGACCGGCAATTTATTACTCGCAGCCATGTGAATAAAGATATTTTGACTCGCTTCGAGAATTTGTTGAACGATTATTTTCAATCGGAGAAACCTCAAATCATAGGGCTTCCGTCGGTTCAATATTGTGCCGATTCCTTGCATTTGTCGCCTAATTATTTTGGTGACTTGATTAAAAAAGAGACCGGAAATTCTGCACAGGAGTATATACAAGCTAAGTTGATCGGAGTAGCGAAAGACCGTATTTTCGATACCAGTCTTTCGGTCAGTGAAATTGCTTATAGCTTGGGGTTCAAGTATCCACAACATTTTAGTCGTTTATTCAAGCAGAAAGTGGGTGTTACCCCTAATGAGTATCGCATGCGGAATTGATTTCCGGGATACTTTTTTATTGGAATTCGGTTGGCGGTTTTGAAATATTGATTTTGAGAATGGTTCGAAACAATTTGGACCTGTTTCTGAGCGAGGTTTTATTTACGTTTCTTTTTCCTTTTGCCTTTGGGATTGCCGGGCGTTGTTGCCTTTATCATTTTAGGTAATTGATTTTTTACCGGTCGGACGAGGGGGATTTGATGGGGCGATGTTTCTTTGACAATTGTCAGAGGATTGACTATTGTTAGATTACAAGGGTCTTGTTTTTGGTCGTTGTCAGGTATGGAATCTATGTTTTCGTTATCGCTGCGTGCCGATTGCTGTGTTGCCGAAGAGGCTTGTGTCGTATCGTTATGTTTCTTTTTGGAATCATATTTACGGGCGTAACGTTCGAGCGTGTTGATACAGCTCATCAGGGCTTTTACCTCTTGGGGTTGCAAAAGGGGATCGAGTTCGAGGAGTTGTGTGTAATATTGTAACAACACTTGATTACGCAGCAGTTCTATTTGCATTCGACTTGCCGATAGTTCTTGTTCAAATTGTTTTTCGAGATTTTCCATACCTTTGTTTTTGGTACAAAAGTATGTGACGGTATGTACGATTTTATGGCATGATTGAACAAAGTTTGAAAAGATCTCTTGTTTGTCAATTCTTTTCAACAGAGAGAAGAATGTATCAGGGGGTACTTGATATAGGTGGAATTGATGGGACTTAACCCCTCCGTCCTGCGGACACCTCCCCTATATTTTGCTGAACAAAACACCCCGTAAGGCTACGGGACACGGCAGGGGAGGAGGACAAACACGAACAATCCCCGTTAATTATCGACTGAGCCGTTTTGGCGGGGTGGACATTTTTTGGTGTTTAAAATAAAAAAGGCTGTAAATCGCAAGATTAACAGCCTTATGCAGTACCCGAAGGGGGTGCAATACCGTGAAAAAATGATACTAAAATTTGAATATAAGTGCAAGAAAATCAGGTATAAAAATAATTTTGTATTATCTTATGTATTCAAATTTAAGATTATATTTTCATATTTTTGGCTACCCTTTGGCTACCCAGAATAAAAAAAATCCTATATTTGCAAACAAAGGAATTTAAAAGAAATGGCTACTAAAAAAAAGTTGAGGAGCGATAATACATATATTATTAGTCAAGATACGACAGATAACCCCAAACTTGGGGCTAAGGTATTATCGGACGGTAGAGAAAGTTTGTTTCTCGATTATTATTTGGGGTATCAAAAAATATATAACGAAAAACTTGGCAGAGAAGTTACGAGGAAAGACCGGAAAAGGGAGCATTTGTCTTTGTACCTCTGGCAAGCACCGAGGACACCGATAGAGAGGCAACAGAATAAATATACGTTGGAATTGGCAAAAAAGATAAGGTTTGAGAAGGGGCAGGAACTGTTAGAAATGACAGAAGGATATAGACTTAAAAGCAATAGAAAAGTAAATTTTTTAGACTATTTCCAGACATATATAGATAATTACACTAAGAAAGATATTAGAATGGTCCGGATTGCATTTGGGCGGTTTGTCGATTTTCTTAGTGAGACACCGGAATATAACAAGTATAAGGATATGATTAGGCCGGATCAGATTACTAAGGATATGATTCTATCCTTTTCAGAGTATTTGCAAAGCAGGAGTGTCGGGGAGGGGGCGAGAAGCCTATATGCACGTTTTAAGAAAGTGATAAAACATGCAGTCGAGCATGGTGTAATGCGGATAAATCCGTGTTCCGGGATTTCTATAAAAGTAGATGACAGCCAACTAAGGAAAGAAATACTATCACAGGAGGAGATGCAACTTTTGATAAGTACAAAACGGGAAAATGAGAACCCCAACATAAGGCGGGCATTTATTTTTTGTCTCTACTGCGGTTTGCGATTTTGCGATGTTAAAGAGCTTACATTTGCCGATGTGGACTATTCTAATAAGCTGTTGAGGTTTGAGCAGAACAAGACAAAAGGACATAGCACAAAAAGCGGAGTTGTTATACCTCTTAACGATAGTTTATTAAAGTTGATAGGTATGCCGGCAAACTCCAATAGCAAGGACGATTTGATATTTCCTTTGCCGAGTTATGAAATGTGCTTAAAATCATTGAAACGTTGGGTAAAAAGAGCCGGAATCAATAAAAATATTAGTTGGCACTGCGCGAGGCATAGTTTTGCTGTAAATATCCTTAATAACGGAGCTAATATAAAGACGGTATCGAGTCTTTTGGGGCATAGTAGCCTACAAATGACAGAAAAGTATATGCACGCCATAGACAAGCTAAAACAGGACGCTATAAACAGCTTGCCGGAACTTGATATTTAATAAACTTATTTATACAGAACGATATGGAAAACAGGGAGTCAGAAGTTGATATGCAGCAGCTTTGTAAAGAGTACTATGAAATTATTATATGTTGTGAAGAAAGAGGTTTTTCACTTTGCAGGTATAAGTTATGGAAAAATGAAATCGATGTTATAAAAGGGTCTAAATTAGGCACAAAATTTCCGCCTTTTGAAAATATAATCTTTGAGCAAATTCGCATTAAATATCAATTTGAACAGATAGAAAACAGCCCAATAGATTTAAAAACAAAGGCAGAAATTTTGTTTGCTATGAGTAAAAAATCAAACATGTATATGGAAAAGTATATAGATTATACGTGCTGTAAAAACGAGATCGATGAAGGGGTGGATTTTGTTCATGAATTGTATCGTTATTTAGATAATATAGAGTATGAAATTTATAAATGTTTGAGTAAAACAATGTGTCAAATAAGCATAATAAATGAGTATAGTAATTCAACTAAAATAACGGTTGATAATGATAGGGATATTATGCTTATTGAGGACGGAAGATTAAAGGATATAGTTGAAGTCGCCATAGATAAGGGGCTTATTGACAAAAATAATGATTGGTTAGACACAAAACAATTACAAGACTACTTTTGCCAAGAGGTATCGTCAAAATTGAATCTTTCAAAAAAATATTCAAACGGGAATCCGACTACAAATTGGAACTTTTTTAAATTAAAATTTGGGTGGAAAAATTTAGGGAATGCGCGAAAAAACTGGTTACAAATCAATGGAATGGAGGCGCGTAGTATGAAAGGGGATAATAATTATTTACCAAAAGGACATGATAAGGTAGATGATATTTTCGATGAATTATGTTATACTTCCACAGAATAAACGTTAAAAATACTCTTATATACTGGTAGTAATAAGTAAGTTTTCTTTTTTTTGTGTGATTTTGGTTCAAAATGACTAAACACACCGGTGTGTTACCGGTGTGTTTTTTTATTTCTTATACTCTATACATTTGCTTATGTATTCAATGAATAGTGAGTGTAAGCCTATTTTAATGAATACGATTGGCAAAGACGGGATAGTCTTACACCTATACTCTGAAAGCCTTAATTTTAAAATCAAAAAATATGGAAGAGAAAGCAAAAGAGTTTGCCGATTATATTGCGGAAAACATTATCGGTACTACAAAAACAGTATTGACAAGTGAAGAAGCAGCCCGGTACATGGGTATATCGATGAGTTATTTGTACAAGTTGACAATGGGGCGTAAAGTTCCTCACTACAAAAGCCCAACCGGTAAAATGTGTTATTTTAATAGATCCGAGCTTGAAGAGTGGATGCAGAGTAACCGGGTATCTACCGACGAGGAAATAGGGCAAAAGGCGCAAGAGTATTGCATTAGAAATAAGGACTAAATTCCATTGATATGTCCAAAAAGGCAAATAACGATGCGGTAGCCATTGAAAGCCAATCTCCGCCCGCTCCCGTCTCCGTTTCACTTCTCGATGAGGCGCACCGAGCGGCCGCAGAAGTACAAGCAGAAGCAAAAGCGAGAGCCGAGGAATATTTGCGTCTGTATGAAGTAACCGACGCAATGGGACGTATAAACCCCGTTCCTGTTCTCTTGTGTCGTGGCAGTATGTTGTTCACTCTTGGGGCTATTTCGTTGGTCGCAGGTCGGGCAAAAGGACGGAAAACATTCTTTACTACCATGTTAGAGGCGGCCTACCTATACGGTAATTATTACACCTATTCGGGCATGGGCGGGAACCGCCCCGAACGGCCGTTACTCCACATCGATACGGAACAAGCCCAATATAAAGTGTATGACATACGGGAGCGAATGAAACGAATCGTATCGGACGAGGAGAAAATGAGCGATGCCGATTTTTCGGGGTTGTACCGTATTCTCTCTATGGCCGGAAAGGACAGCCGGGAAATAAAAGAGGTATTAAAATCTTTACTTCATGCGTTGAATCCGGGCTTTGTAGTCGTTGATGTGGGTACGGATTTAGTGGGCGATACCAACGATAACGGACAATCGAGCGACATATACCGTGAACTCTTGGAATTGGCGAAGGACTATAATACGCATATATGCATCGTAGCCCATACGAATCCGAACGATCCGACAGGAAAGGCGAGGGGGCATTTTGGGAGCGAGGGCGAAAGGAGATGCGAATGTGTGTTCGTCGTTGAACCCAAAGGGGAGTACAGCAAAGCAACGATAAAGATGATACGCCACAAGCCGATAGAGCCGGACAGTGAATATTTCTATATTGACACAGACGGACTGCCGAAAATGTTTGACGGAGTGCCGGACATACCGGAGGAAAAAGAGGGGCGGAAATATGACGAGTTACAGGGGTTGTTCCTTTCTGTTTTTCAAGGTTGTGAGGGGTTGAGACATGGCGAAATTGTTCAAAGGATTATGGAACATTGCCAAGTATCTCAAAAGACAGCAAGACGCCGAATCGCCGAGGCTTTGGATTTGTCTATTATCCAAAAGGAAAGAGAGATATATACATTAAAATATGATTGCCAAGTATATGAAAATGAGGAAGATTTGCCTTTTTAGTATGTTTAGGGTCATTTCAAGGGTCAACCGATTGACCCCAACCAAACAAACAGGTAGAAGAATGACGATTTTTTATCAAAATAGAGCTTGTGAAACGCATAAAAAAATGATTTTTCAAAGGTTTAGCCCGATATTGTTCTATTTCTCCGATTTTATAGTAAAAATTGTTCTGTTTTTCGGGGTCAGTCTTAGGGTCAAATCGGGGTCAAACTGGGGTCAAAATAGTGCGGGGGAGGGTCAAGGGTCAAGCCCTTTATATATTTATATATATAAAAGGGCGTATTGACCCCTACCGGGGACTTGACCTCTACATATCCCCCAGAGACGAAAAACAGAAACAAAAAAAATAATAAAAAAATTAAGAGTAGTAATTAAAATTATACGAGGTAATGAAAAGAAATATAAAAACAATAGAAGAAACTAGCGAGTATAAAATATTTGTCGATAACATATTTGGTAACATACCACTCACCTTTAAGATATGGAAAAATACGAATCTGAAAGAGTTGAAAATAGACGACGGATTTGCGAGGGCTATCGGGTATAACTCATTGAAAGATATGAAGGATAAGGCAGATAAGAGCATTATAAAATCTCTTGGATATTGGCCTGAATGGACGATTTTAGGAGAACCGGATCCATTTAATAACATAGGGTTGAATTAGACAACAAACCGGACAAATCAGACACCTAAAAAAGGGATATTATGAGCCGATATGAATTGAAACCGTACCGAACGCCGTCCGATCGCCTTACATGTCCTTCATGCGGACATCGGCGGGAGTTCTCTCCGTATATCGATGCGGAGACCGGAGAAATATTGCATCCTTCTGTCGGTCGCTGCAACCGGGAGAAAAGTTGCGGGTATCATTACAAGCCCTCCGAGTATTTCAAAGACCACCCGGAGCGTGAAGGACTGCACAGAATTGTGCGTGCCTCATCGAGCTTGTTCGAGCGTCGCCCGGAACCTTCGGCGGATTATCTTCCTTTGTCTCTTATCGAAGGAGAGGACACACGGAGAAAAGATAACAATTTATATCGGTTTTTCGTGTCCCGTTTCGGGTCGTTTGTCACCGACCGTATTTTTGACCTCTACCGAGTCAGAACGTCGAAGCACTTCCGAAACGCTGGAGGACTTTCCGCCGCTTTCCCCCAAATAGACCGCCGAGGAAATTTAAGACAGGTTAAAATAATGGCATATAATCCAGAAACCGGTAAACGGTTGCACAAGCAGGACATGGCCGAAAAATGGAGCGAGAAACGGAGGGGATATTTCACCGATACGGAACAGGACAAAATCTATTTTGCCGGCAAATATCTTTCCGGGCAGGAGAGCCCCAATTTGCAACAGTGTTTTTTTGGGGAGCACCTTATCCAACCGGGCTCTCTTGTCGGCATAGTCGAAAGCGAAAAAACCGCCATGATAGCCGCCGTTTACCAGCCGGGCATGTGTTGGATAGCCACCGGAGGGAAAAACGGCGTAAGGCTCACGGAAACGGGCATAACGTCCGCCCTCTCCGGCATAAAGGCGGCTACTCTGTTCCCCGATTTGGGTTGTTTTGAGGAATGGGCAAAGAAAAAGGAGATTATCGCCTCGTGCGGAATAACTTGCACGGTAAGCGATTTATTGGAGCGGAGAGCCACACGGGAGGAGTCGGAGGCAGGTTTAGATATTGCCGATTTCCTTTTGAGGGAAACGCCGCCGGGGGAACAATTAAGAGCAGATAGAAGGCAATACACTGAAACAGCCTCATCGGGAGCAGGGATAAAAGCCTACATTGACGACATCGGGCATTTATACATACCGACACCCCCGGACGGATTTACATTCACAGTATATCAGAGTATAGATGAATATGAATCGGTGAGAAGCGGAGCGACGAGAGGACACACGAGGGCGCATATAGAGAGGCGCACGGGTGAAGAACATTTCAAAGAGGAGGTTTGGATATGATAGAATTAATAACTCGCCAAGATTGGCGGAAGTATAAACAACAATTTAAATTTATAAAAATGGAAAAAACAGTAAAATTTAAAATTAAAGCAGACGGCGAGCGGGTACTCGTCACTGCCGGGTGTTGTGTGTATGCACTAACTAAAAAAGAAACGGAAAACCTAATGTTAAGAATACGGGATTTGCTCAACAAGATGGGTTCGGAAATAGAAGAGGTCTATATGGCTGGTAAGTTTGTAAGCGACGTAGCAGGTAAAGAGGGATTTTTGGTGTCGAGAGAAGATTTATACAACGCCTATATAGCCATAAAAAGAATGTTTAATTACATGTAAAAGCAAAATTATGAGAAAAGAAGAAGTAAAAGTACTTGCACTGCAAGACAAACTAAAAGAAGCGGAAAAAGAATGGGACAAGGCAATAAATAATATTATGGCCGGCAAAGGAAACGGGGTATTTGGTAACGAATATGACAAAGCAGAAAAAGAAGCCCGTGAAAAAGTAGAAAGAATAAAAAAGCGTCTGAAAGAGGCGATAGGCGAACGGGATGCATATACCGATGAGGAGATAGACGCTATCGCCGGGGTCATGAAGCCGGAGGAGTTATCCCCGGAAGAAGATGCTTTTTTGGATAATCTGGCCGACACATTCGTCTAATAATTCCATACGGTAGCACTCTAAACGGGTGCTACCCTCAAATTTAGTAATATGGTTATTTGTGATAATTGCCCAAATAAGATCCCGGTTTTCAACGAGTACGACGGCTATACAGTCGTATGTGCCGCAAGAGACCAAACGATTTTGCCGGATCCGCTTTGTAGCTATGAGGTAGAAGAAGTTTTAAGGACTGGTAAATGTGAATTTTTTTCTAAAATAGAAAGAATTAGAAAAAAATGGGAGGGTGAAATAGAGCCGGACGACTATATTACGGAAGAAGGGAAAAAGAGAGGATTTTTTTAAAATAGATATAAATAGAAAAATGGGAAGAAAAAAAGGAACCGAAAAAACAGGAGGAAGAAAAAAAGGAACTCCCAACAAGACGACCCAGACGGCAAAAGAATGGATTTCAGAAACATTATGTGCTAATTGGAAGCAAATGAAATCCGATTTGAAAGACCTAGAACCCAAAGATAGGCTACAACTCCTATTTAAGTTGTTGGAATATGTAGTTCCCAAGCAAAGGGAAACCTCAAATAACATCAAGTTTGAAGATTTGACCGACGAGGAGATGGACGAACTTATCAATAAATTAACGAATGGCATTTCAGATGAGAATGAAACTAAATAGGGAGATAAGAATTGTCTTGTTAAAATGGCTAAAAAAAGGTGAACTCAACACGGGAGATTTACCGATAAAGGGCGAGGACGAGGAATGGGTGGAGGCTTTAAAAAATCTTACAAACCAATATAAAGAAGAAGAAAGGAGCCGAATAGATGAGAATACAAATTGATCGCCAAAAGCGCATTATCTTGTTAAAGTGGTTAAAGAACGGTGTAATTAATACAAGAGATTTAGAAGAACTCAACAGCAAAGAGGATAATTTGTTTTTAGAGCTCATTAAGTCTTTGCCAGACGATGAAGATACAGAGCCGGAGACAGTAAAAAACGGCAAAATAGGCGTGTGAAGCTGCACGCAACCCCACGTAAGGACGCAGATAGGGGTATCGTTTAAGGCTATACCCCTATCTTTTTTGAAAAATAAAGCCAAATAAGGCGATTTAAGAGCGTTTCTTTCTTATTTGGTATAATTATCCTTTTCAAGGAGAAACCTCCGCAAATCGAAAAGAGATAAGCGAGAGAGATGTTTATGATGTAATTAAATAGTTGTTATGGTGAAACGTGTAAAATACGGACATGTCAGAGTTGAGGACACCGGAACAGTTATCCGTCTCCATGTCGGCAATGTCTATCGTGATTTAAGCGTGTCATACGCTCGTATATTGGCGGGAATAATTAAGAATGCGGCCGATAGGCTCGAACAGAAGCGGAAAGGAGAGGAGAATGGCAAAGAGGATTGACCCGGCCGGATATGTCGTAAAATGTAACGAGATAATCAAGCGTCTTACTATTCGGGCTTTATCAGAACTCGGTGAACAATGCGTTACAAAAATTCGTGATAGAGCAGGTGATAAAAGTTGGTACGACCATACCGGAAACTTGCGTAGCTCGGTAGGATATATTGTGTTATATAAAGGGAAAGAAGCCCAAAGAGGAGGCTTTATGCCAACGTCCGCACCGGAAGGGAACGGAAGCAAAGGAAAACAAGAAGGACAAAATTATTTAGAAGAAACTGCAAAGACCGTTGCCGAAAGTTCCGATTTTTCGCTCGTTGTAGTCGCCGGAATGAATTATGCGGGGGTTGTAGAAGCGATGGATAATAAGGACGTACTTGCATCAACCGAACTTTGGGCAAGGGGAAAATGGCCGGAAGTAGAACGGAAATTAAAAACGAAGATTGAAGAAGAAATATATAATCTTGGGATATTTTAAGCGTATGGAAAAGATTTCACAAAAGATTAGTGATGTACTGGGCGATGTGCCGGTACGGTTTGAAGTAGGTGGCAAAGAATATTGCATCTATCCCCCAACTTTGGGGCGGGAGCTTATTTTAGGTAGCTTGAAAAAACAGTTGAATATAGACCCGGAACGCGCAAAAAACGAACCGTTCGAGGAGGTTATAAAATTATGTGAGGAAAATAAGCACGTAGTATTGCGAATATTGGCATACAGTACAATACGAAGCAAAAGAGATATGTTTAATGAGGATTTACTAAAAGAACGGGAATCCGTTCTTAATAATGTTGATATAAAGGATTTGGCAACGCTCTTTTTTACGGTTATCACAAATACGGACTTACAAGATTTTATTAAACATTTCGGCTTAGACAGGGAAATCGAAAATCGGAGAAAGATAGCCAAAGTTAGAAATAAGGATCATGTAGTAACATTTGGGGGAAATAGCATATTTGGGGGATTGATAGATTTTGCTTGTGCCCGTTATGGCTGGACTATGGACTATGTTGTATGGGGTATAAATCTTACTTCATTGCAAATGTTATTCTACGACCACACAGATAGCGTTTGTTTAACCAAAGAAGAATGGAAGGCGGCACATTTAAAGGAAGGAGGAGCCGTAATAAATGCCGATGACCCTGCAAACATGAAACTAATCAAAAGTATTTTCAAGGATTGACGACATTATAAACCAATAAAATAATAAGAAAGTATGTCAGGAATAAATTTTAAATTTACAGGAACGAATGACGATGTATTAAAGAAAATACATCAAATTCAAAATGAACTTTCAAAGGTATATAATAAGACTAACAGCACTAAAATAGACCTCGGTAAAGACATCGATTTTTCGTTATTGGGAGAGAATTTTAAACGGCTGGACCAACAAAGCAGGGACGCATTTAACAAAATGTCTAAGGAAGCGCAACAATACACGAAAGACATACAGAGCAATATACTCGCTTTGCAGCAGGTAGAAAAGATGCAATCTGGGTTAAATACACTCTACGAAGAGGGCAATATGGATTTGGATTCATATATTCAGTCACAAGCCCGATTAACTGTACTCCACGACGAACTCGCAAAAGCTATACAAGAGAATGAAGCTAATTTGAGAGCTGAAAGTGTAGCCGGAAAGATAGCAGAAGATTCTATTGCCGGGCTACATGCGAAAGTGCTACTACTTACTACCGACTACATGAACCTATCCAGAGCTCAAAGGGAGAGCTTAGAAGGGGCTGCACTACTGAAAAATTTGCAGGAGACCCAAACACAGCTAGACAATGCATCCTTGTCAATGAACAAATATGCGGCAGGAGCAAAAACCAGATTCGATGCTTTGGGATTCAGTGTCACACAAATTGCACGAGAACTTCCGGCACTGGCATTCGGTCCACAAATGTTTTTTTTAGCGATAAGTAATAACATAGGTCCATTTCAAGATGCCCTCTCGTCGGCTCGAAAAGAATACCAAATGCTAATGGAAGCCGGGAAAAGTGCCATACCTGTGTGGAAGCAGCTATTAAAATCTGTATTCAGTTTACAAACGGGGCTTTCTGTCGCAACTACTTTGCTTGTCGTGTATGGAGACAAGATTACGGAGTGGATCAGTACATTATTCCGAGCTTCTGCCGCTGTGGATAAAACAGCGACTAATGTACGGAATTTAAGCCGGGTTATGGACGAAGCCGCAAAACAATCGGCGGCGGAGCGTGTGGAGTTGGATATTTTATATAAAGCTACACAAGACCAAACCAGATCCTTAAAGGAGCGAAACGCAGCAGCAGACGAATTACAAAGGAAATATCCCGAATCTTTCAGTAATTTGACAAACGAGGCTATTCTAGTAGGGGATGCGGCTAATGCTTACCAAAATTTGACCGAAAACATATTGAAGGTTGCGCAGGCAAGAGCAGCAATGAAAATTGTAGAGGAGAATTACGGTAAAATGTATCAATTACAAAAGGCGATAAATGCGGATACTAATTGGCTTAATAGGAACAAGGAACGTACAAAGGCGGGAACTGCGACAGAAACAAAATACATGATAACGAGTCCCACAATGGGGGCAAAGGCGGAACCGGTTACGGCGTTAACGGCAGAAGCAAAAGAATACAATCGCAGGGCTAAGGCGTTGGGGAATAATACAAAAGCAATGAAAGATTTTGAAGATGCAAATAACGCAGTAATAAAATCTATCGATGTAGGTGCTTTTGCTCTTTCCAATGCAAACTCCACCGGATCGACTGACATAAATGCCTATACCGACCAGCTGAACAGGATTAAAGAACTCCGTAAAAAAAATGCAAGTGAGCGAATACGACTTGATACGGATTTGGAGAACCAAGTAGAACAGGCTCGGATAAATGCGATGGAGGACGGCATAGGCAAAGAAATGGCGCAGCGTGAACTGAACAACAAAATAGAATTACAAGACATCGAAAGACAGAAGCAGGAATATATCCGTAAAATCACGGAGGCGCAAAGACAAATATTTGAAGCAGAGGAGAACGCCAAAGCCGACAAAGATAAGAACTACAAGAAAAAGGCGTTTGACCCTTCCTCTGTCTCTGTTGATACATCGATGTTTGACAGCATGTCAGAATACACCAAACAGAAGCAGGCCAACGAAACGGCAAATTATTATAACAATATTCTCGCCAAGTATCAAGACTATACAACAAAGCGTTTAAGCGTTGAAAAGAAATACCAGAATGATTTAGCAAATCTGGAAAAAGCGGGAGGTACGGAGGCGCAAAAGGCTGAATTGTCCTATCAGCGAACGGAAGCATTAAACGCTATTGATAAAGAATTTGCCATGCGTGAAGTTTCTTTTCAGACGTGGGCAAATAGTATAACAAATATGAGTTTGGACGAACTGGAACGGTTGCTTACCGAAGCGGAACAGGAATTAGCACGCATGGAAAATGAAGGAGGGACAAACGGAAACGAACTTGCAGTGCAGCGTGCAAAGGTAACGGCAACGAAAGACCGAATCGCCAATATAAAAAGTAAAGAAAGCACATCGCCGGATAAACGAAGTATTAAAGAGTGGCAGGAGTTGTATAAAACTTTATCTAAGGTAGAAAGAGAGTTTGAAGAACTTGGAGATACAATAGGGGGCACGGTCGGTGAAATTATATCCGCAGCCGGAAGTATCTCCTCTTCTACGTTACAAATGATTGATGGTATTGTAACACTTGCAAATAGTTCTTCTACTGCCATGTCAGGAACGGCCGAAGCTGCATCTACGGCAATTCAGAATGTAGAAAAAGCCTCCGTAATACTGTCGATTGTAGGTGCAGCCTTGCAAGTAGCAACAAAAATAGTAAGCTTATTTAAACAAGAGTCGTCGTATGAAAAGTACGAAGAAGCAAAGGAGGTGTACGAGTCATATATAGATATATTGGATCAGATAATCGAGAAACAATTGGAATTGGCCGATTCGCTGGCGGGAGAAAACGCACAGGCTGCCTATGACAAAGCGATAGAATTATACAAGAAACAGGCAGATTCGGCACGGGTATTAGGAGCACAATATTACAAATCTAGGGAATCCGGGGAAAAATCGAAAGGGTATCAAGATTTTTACGGTATGTCCGCCGCCGGTTGGCAGCAAGCCGCATCCGCACTAGGTATATCTGCGCAAGAATTGGCTATGATGATGTCAAAAAACATGACTAACTTATTTAACCTTCCCGTTGAGCAATTAGAAAAACTAATGTCGGAAGCTCCTCTATTTATATCACAGCTGGATAGTGAAGCGCAAGAATACATAAAGCAGATTATCGAAGCGGAGAATAATATTAAATCGACGGCAGAGCGAGAGATGGAGAACGCCACAGGCATATCTTTTGAATCTTTCTCCGATGACATATTAGAGTCCTTGTATGATGTGGAGAAAGGAGCGGAGGACATTGCGGACGACATCGCAGACTATATGAGAAAAGCTCTCATTAAAGCCATGTATGTAAAGCAATATGAACCGGAAATGCGCAAATGGTATGAGATGTGGGCGGAGGCGACAAAAGACGGAGAAATCGACCCGGAAGAACAGACCGCACTGGATAACCTAAAAAATTCAATCATTCAAGGAGCCGAAGCGGGAGCCGCCGCTATCAATGCACAATTTGGAACAGGTTCTACCACCGAACAAAAGTCGACAGCCGGAGGTTTTGAAACCATGTCACAAGATACAGCAACGGAATTAAACGGCCGGTTTACAGCGTTGCAGATAGCGGGAGAAGCGAGCAAGGAACAACTTATTTTGTTGAATATGGTCACAAATTCACTACTTCAAATCAATCAAGCAGGATTTAATGATACGCTTATCCAAATGGTGCAAATAAACAGCTATTTGGAGGATATATATACCCTTCAAAGAAAGATGTTCGGACAACTCTCTGAAAAATTAAGTAGTATAGATAGAAATACTAAAAATTTATAGCTTGTATGTAAATCCCCGAAAATGGGGTATTTAAAAAGCCCGCCCACACAATCCATGTGCAAGCGGGACTCCAATAGTGCTCAACCTCTCCGCCCGCTCAGACGGAGATACATTACAAATATAAGGATAATTGCATAAAAGTGTATGAAATTCATTCACTTTTTTTAATTCCGTAAGATCTACGGATTTAAAACTAAGATTGTAACTTATTGTTTATCAGTTTGCGGGGATTTTTCCTTTCTAACTAACATGTTATCAATTTGAAAACAGTTTTGCACTGCAACTAACCATATTGAATACGGCGGAATTTTCCGCTTTGCTTAAAATGTTGATTATCAGTTTGAGCCGAATTTTCGGCCGAAACAAATGGAATATTTTAATATAAAATGTTGCCGGAAAACGGAATATTTTTTACGCATTTGTTGCCGGCAAGCGGTAGAGTTTATAAATACCCTGTCGGAAATCCGAAAAACCTATGAATCAAATGTTTAATTATATACCTCATCAAAGATGTATTTTACATACCCCAAAAATGGTATATGTAAAAGCATAATACCCGGAAATTACGGCATGATTACGGCAAGGTAAAATATTTAAATACGCAGGCAGTTGCGTATTATCCGAATCACCGTTTAATCTCTCATTGATGAGGTATAAAATAAAGGGTCTCACCAAAATTGGACATACTCCCTCAATTAAAAATATTATTTTATCAATCGATGTAATCCTCAATAATATTACATTTTTCCTTAAATTCTTCGATTATATTCAATTCTTCTTCATTCAGTCCTTTAATATTTATCCCGCATTTCTCACAGAAGAGAAAATCAATAGAGTTTTTATGCCCATTTTCACATATAAATTTTTTTTCGTTGCATTTAGAAAATAGTCCTCCTTTTACAGTCTCAATATTGCCAGTATTTGGAAGATTATCTAAATATTCCAATATCTTTTTCATACCTTGTAAATCATTTGCATCGTAATATTCTTTTGTCGCCGATAGCAAATGTATTCCAGTATGTAATTTTGATTTGATTATTTCGTAAATGGAATTGGAATCAAATAAATGAAATTCCTCGATCAAATCTCTTATTTTTTTATGTTCAAAATATTTGTAAACAAAAGGAATAATATGATTTGCAGGAATTACAGATATAATTCGTTTTATATTAGTTGCCTCTTTTATCTCATTAGCGTTATAATTGACATCTAAGGATATATACCTTTTTATAAGATCCTCTACAATTTCTATTTGAGGGTTTTCTAATAAAAATTCCACCCATTCCTCACATATTAGTGAAGATTTTTTTATTTGTGATACTATGTATCTTCGCTGAATTTCTTTTTGAAGATCTATTGATGAAATTTGAGAGTGACAATCCACGGCTTTAATATCTTCATCATTTTTTTCTATAACACAAGCTGTTCCAGAAACAGATACCATAAACATAGATTTATCTTTGCTAGATATTTCGTCAAAATCAATCTTAAATCCAACAATGGCATTTGCCCCTAAGTTTATAGCTTTTTGTTTTAATTCTTCTGATGCTTCATTATATATAATTTGAAGTTTTCTTTTATATGAACCAGATCGCCCGCCGAAAAAGTCCGTAAACGATGCTACAAAATCAGAAAACACATTAGTACCTATTACAATATTTGAACATATTGTATCAATATATCTTTTTATAGGACAATTCTCTATTGTACCAGTTGTAGTTATAATAAATCTGTCTTTCATGGCTTAATCTTTTAACTCGGTTACCTTTAACTTGGTTCCACATTTAGGGCACGTTAAGACATTATTATCGCTATCTGTGCTCACTTCTTCCGGCGATGCAAATAGTTGCCACATCGGAACATTTAATGCTTTTGCAATTTTCTCATACGAAATAATGTTCGCCGTTCCATTTATTTGGCTTGATAATGTTACTCTACTTATACCTAATTTATCGGATAACTCGTTAATTGTTACCCCCTTTTCTTTGAGTAGTTCTTTTATTCGATTCATATCTAGTATTGTTATTTTTTTACAAAAATACAACAATAATAAAAGTGTAAAATAAAGTACTTACAAATAAATGTTAAATGTAGTATTTTATTTATCATTTTATTTTGTAATGTAAAATAAAGTACTTACATTTGTATCAACAAAGTAAAACAAAAACAAACAAAGATATGAAAACGAAAATCAACAAATCGCAACTTTTCAAAATGGCATGGGTAATGTATAAACGCTCTATCTCGGTTCTCGGCCGTGAGTTCTGCCAGTCGTTCGGTGCTTGTTTGAGGAACGCATGGTTTAAGATGAAAGCGGAAGCCCGCAAGGCAGAAAAAGAGGCTCGCCGGTTAATGAAAAAGTCGGAACCCGCACAAAAGCCCGAATCGGTTGTATTTGACGCAACAATGGAAAGAGGGATAACGGAGTATTACAGAAGCCAAAGCGGGCGTTATTGCGGAGATTGATACACTAAATACACGTGCTCTTCCAAAACAACATGAGACGGTGGACCGGTCACGGGGGAAACAAAAACCGGTCCACTTTAATAGAGACCAACAAAATAAATAAAGATATGAGTACACGGAACAGAACACAATTAAGCGAGATTATGAGCCTTGCATGGCAGTTTGTAAAACGCAACGGATATACGATGTCGGAGGCTCTCAAAACGGCATGGGCAAATATGAAGTTAAAAGTACAAATGAAACATCGGATCGTGCGGTTTTATTTCCGCAAGGTAGATGGGACGATTAGAGAGGCATACGGGACACTTAAAGAGTCTATACTACCACCGACACAGGGCACAGGAAGAAAGGCAAATGAGACGTTGCAAACGTACTATGACACCGAGAGACAGGAATATCGCTCTTTTAAGCGGGCGAACTTGGTAGAAGTATGTAGTTAAAAGGGGCGGTTTATCCGCTCCGAGTTACCCTATCCCTAAATAGGGTGTTATTTGTTTGTTAAATTATAGACGGGGCAGCCGCTTGTGAAAGTAAGCTATCCCACCGGTAGCGGACGTGTCCGGGAGGATTCCCGCTATTCCGAACATCGTTAAACAATAAACTTTTTTTATATGGAAACAACCGAATTAAAACAAGATGAGCAGACAGTAGAAGTAATCGAACATCGTAGCGTCGATACCATGCGTAACGCCGTCATCAGTGGACAGACAAGGGAGTTATTAATCATGTTGGCAGGATTGCAGGATATAGAGAACTCTTTTTGCAACTGGAAAAACAAGTACGGAATTGTATCAGATAATGATATAGATCACTTTATACAACTAACAACCCAATGCGGAACCTTGATACAGGAAAGTATCATTAAGTCTATAAATGACAATTTAGGCCGATTAGATTTTAAAGATATATGAAAAACATAAAAAAGGAAGTAATAAATTTTCCGGTATTTATAATATATCGGCTCTCTATGGAGTTGCAAGACCCCGAACAGCTATTGCAAACGGTGATAGATGTAATTAAATACGCCTCATGTGGCATAAGCCCGGATAGGCTAATGGTCTCTCCGGAGCTGTGGGAATGGATAAAAACAGAGATAGACAAATACAACTCTTTTCAATCGCCGATGTAAAAACATAAGTTATTGATTATCAGCTAAGGCGGGAATTCCCGTCTTAGCTAAAATACTGGTTATCAATTTGTACTCAATTTTGAGAGAAAAGGATATTTTCGTAACTATTATACTTCGTAGATGATACGGCTAAAAATATTAGTCGTGAAATCTTGGTTATTACAACAAAATAATTGAAAATCAATGTAAAGGATATTTTGAGGGAACATCAATACAATCTAAACATGTTATAAAACATATTTACCTGTCTAATAGAAATGCAATCGGGCTAAATAATACGCATGAAATTGCGTGTTTATAACGGTCGATCGATGAGGGGCAAATTTATGGATATGAGCAAAGTGCTGAAAATCTTCCACAACTATACGGAAATAGGCTATATCGTGTAAAATAATGAGGAAAATTTTCCACACTATTTTACGCTCATTTGATGAGGTATAAAAGAAGGGGGTAGCTGAATTTTCGGCATACCTCCTTCCTAATAATAGACAAAAAAGGATAAATAATAAGGACATACAAATATAATGATAATATCAAAAAAAAGTGCATGAATTTCATATACTTTTATGCAAATCTAAATAGGGGGAATTCCCCCTATTATTATAGGATCTTCATAGGAATATTACCCGTATGATAATCTTCTGCACACGTATATAAGAATAGAGATAAAACAGGGGGATAATGTGTCGATTTTGGCTACCCTTTGGCTACCTGTAAAAATAAATAGAGCTGAAAATCAAATGATTAACAGCTCTATGCAGTACCCGAAGGGGGACTTGAACCCCCACAGCTGCAATAGCCAAAGGATTTTAAGTCCTTCGTGTCTACCATTCCACCATTCGGGCAGCCTTAGAGCGAAAAACGGGACTCGAACCCGCGACCCCAACCTTGGCAAGGTTGTGCTCTACCAACTGAGCTATTTTCGCAATTGCGAGTGCAAAGATAAAATGCTTTTTTGTTTTTGCAAAATTACGGCTCGAAAATCTAATGGAAAGTTTTGTTTGAGACTTTATCGTCCGATGGAGGGGAATTATGTTAGGGATTACAAGCTAACTTATTTCACTGCCTATTCATCTACAAATATAGAACGATTATTATTTGTCTCCATAATGCCCTTTCATGGAAATCACAAATACCGTTACAATATCCTCGTTAATCTTGTAAACAAGCCTTGA